GCTTCAAGTTGGGAAACAAGACCAGAGTCAACGTTTTCACCGAGCAACGAAACGAGAGCATTCCGGAATTCGGCTTTTGTCTCCTCGTTGGTTTCGATTGCTTCGTCGGTTGGGGTCTCTTCCTCTTCTTGTTCCTCCCTCTCACCCTCTACTTCTTCATCTTGCTCTTCTTCCTGAGCACCAGTGGAAGCTGGGGCAGCAGCCATAGTCTTCTTGACCATGGTTGTTGGGATCTGGGGGGTCATTACGGCTGGTGCACCTGCAAGAATGGGCTGCGGGATTGCAGAACCCTTTCCGGTTGCATCGACATCAGAGCCACCGGCAGACATGGCATAGCCAGTCATTTGAGCAGCTGCTTCTGAAATATTAATCTTTCTTGTGTTTTTCATAGTAAAGGAATCCTTGTGAAATATTTAGTACTTTGTAAAATTATGGAATATAGTAACCTTTAGCACGTAGCTTCTTGGCACTTTCTTCTGCTTTGGCTGCTTGAATTGCGGCAGCTTTTCGTTTGCCTGGGTCTGGATATGATACTTTTGTTTGTTTTGTTTGTGGAATTGCCAAAGATGTCCACGGCGATCCTGCACCCTGAGCCGCAAGTTCCTGTGAACTTCTTCCGATTTTTGCTATATTTGCATCAAACCAGTTTGCACCGCTTATGTCCGAAACCTGTCTAAGAAATTTAGCACCTGCTCCCGGGATGGCACCCAAAATGCCACCTCCAACTGCCGAAGCAATCGGACCAACAACTGGAACTTTTGATGCTGCGGAAGAAAGTGCGCCTGCTGCTGGGCCTACTAATTTTTCCATACCCAGCGCTTCGAGCCAGCCTGCACCGGCCTCTGCAGCCTTTCCTAGCCCATACATACCGGCTGCGGTACCTGCACCTAGGTCATCGTCACCAACATCTCCAAATAAAATATTATCTGGAGTCTGAGAAATATCTTTCTGTTTTCCCTTTGGTCCTCCTACGCCCATACCGCCAGGAAACATTTTATTTTTTCTTTTTTCTTTTTCTTTTGCTGCTTCTTCGGCTTCGTTTTTATTTTGGTCGATTATTGCTTGACCGTGTCCCGGGGTACCCCAACCACCCCCATAATATTCAACCAAATGGTCAGATAACTCTTTTGATGGTGATACCAACATTCTTGAGTTCAATGACTCAATAAGGTATTTAGATGCATTTGGGGGAATAAAATTGCTCATTGCAGTTTGCGGAAATAGTCGTTGAATACTTTGACGATATTTTCATTCAAGTTTTTTGCACTAGAGGAACGAATGATTTTTTTGGCGGCATATGCTTCACGCTCTTGCCATACACCTTCAACGAACATCCACTCTTTTCCTTCCATGATTCCATTTACAAAAGCATTTGGTGCCGAAGGGTCGGCAACGATATCGACTGCAGCCAACATAAAGTCTTCTTGGACTTCCTGGAACCCGTTTCGTGCTTTAAGTGAACCCATACCACGGGTCGATACACCGAGTTGTGCACCCTCATCGATCAAATTTTTAACAATTCGACCCATTGGGGTATCTAAGACTTTTGCCTTACCGTAAATGTTATTGCCTTCTTCGTACAGCTCTTTGATGATATGCGAAACACGGTCTAGATTTACGGTTGGACCTGATGGGTGGTTAAGTTCACCGAGTGCTCGGCCTTTATTTACGTACTCGTTGATATAACGCTTACATTCCTTGGCCAAAATTGTTTGTGGATATATACGACCATTACGGTTTTTCACATCAGCCTGCATGAAGACACCTTCGATGAAGTATGTCTTTTCGCCGTTTCCGACGTTTTCCTTGATGTACTTAATGTCTTCAGTTAGCTCTGTGATGAGTTTCATTGTTGTTCTTTCTTCCCCATGATTGTTTTGGCAACAGCCTTGTATTGGTCTTGTAGACGGGAACCAACTTTTCCATAAAGAACCTTGCCGGTTTGCTCTTTGAAAGAAACGGCATTTTCTTCAATCACGCTCTTGATCATTTGACGAATGTTGTTTTTCATATTAGTCGTTTGGCTTTCTGTGAAAATTCTATATGTTGTTTGAAAGCAGCTCCATCTGTTAGAATTTCTGAAACCATTTTTTGTCTGTTATTTGGGTTTAAAGACTCAAACAACTGCTTCAAAAGTTGAATTTCAGATTCTGTAATATTTATACTAGAGCCATTTTTAAATTTATATGTTCCGCCTTGGAATTTGTTTAAGAATTCAACAAATTCTGTAATTTCGGTAGATGGTCGGGTTACATACTGTTTGTCAAGCAACGATTTGGCCACATCAGTTTTTATTTCTGCAACGCTTTCGTGCAGCTTTAAAGCCAAAGCCTGGGTGATGTTTTTCTTAAAAAACTCTTCGTTTTCAGAAATCAAACCTTGTATCCCATGCTTTAGCAGTAATGTGGTTGTATGTTCCATTTATTATCCCTGTCCTGTTTGTGCTTGTGCTGCCTGTTGTGCTGCAATGGCGGCTTGCTCTTGGGCAATACGCTGTCTGTCAGCTGCCATTTGTTTTTCCATTTCCAACAATTCTTCTGGCAAGTACTTGAGAATCTTTGTCTTGACATAATCTGTTGAGAAATATTTTCCGATGTATGGTTCTACGTAAGACAGCATCTTGATCCGTTCGGCCAAAATTTCAGCCTCTTTGAGATCCCAGAAGTAATTGTCGGTGTTATAGACAAACTTGATGTCCGTCTTAAGCTGCTGCCAGTCCTCGTCGGTCATTACTCCCTTGAGAAGGAGCTGGACGCGCAGTGTGTCCATAAATAGTTTGGAGAATTGGAAACGAAGGCGATCAATAAATTTGTAGAACTTGATCTCTTCGCGGGTAATTTCCGTAGAACGACCCATATTGAAGCCGTTGCTTTCTGGGGTAAGTCTGCTCAAAGGTACGTTCAGTGCACCATACAGCTTCTTTTTGAAGTATTCGGCGTCTTCGATTTGAGAAAGTGACTGGGCTCCGGGGAGTGTGGTGATTTCCGTTCCACGTGATCCCTCTCTGCGGGGAAGCCAGTAATCTTCCAATACAGACATAAATTTACGTTCGTCTCGGATTTCACCGGTATCTTGATTGTAGATGAGACGAGTTCTGAATCGGCTCATCATGTCTCTCATGTATTGTTCGGCTTTTTGCTTTGGAAGCTGGCCAACGTCTACATAGAATACTCTGCGCTCTGGGGCTCTGGCAATTCTGTACACAAGCAGCGCATCTTCCATCTGACGAAGCATGTTCAGGGGGCGGATGGCTTTGTGGAGGTATCCCAAAACCCTCTTGCTGTTGAGATCGATCAATCCAGAGGGGACGTATACAACGCTATCCAAAGACAGGTGGAGACCTTGTGGCCCTGTCATTACATAAGATTCTTTGTCAGTATTTGTATAAACGTAAAACTCTTCAATATCCTTGACCAACTGAACGGGAGTACCGTTGCTGCCTTTGTCCATTTCCTTTTTAAGTTTACGGACTTTTTTGATTTTTAATGGGTCAATTGGAATGATTTCTTGAATACCCTCGTTTGGTAGGTCCTTATCAATAATAATATTGTAATATACTCTTGAATCAATGTACCAACGACGGAAGATTTCATATGCCTTGTGGTTAAAATCCAGTAAGTGGAGAACTGTATCAAATTCCTTATAAATTTTGGTTTTGATATTTTCTGAAACTGGGCAATTTGAAAGATCGAGCTTTACTGGTCTGTGATCGGTTCCCGGAACAATAGATGCATTGACGATCTCGTCAATCGCATTGTCCAGTTCAGGATATACCGACATGTTTCTATATTGGATTATAGACTGCTGCTCGTCTCGCATACTCGCAGCATAATCCAAGACTGTTCCAAAGAAGCCACCAGCCTCTACAGTAACAGTACCATCATACACTTCGGGTGCAGTAAAAGCCTGCAACGCCTCTTTTTGCTTTTCCTCGGCGCTGGGGTTTTTCTTTCCGAATTCAAAACCAAAAATATCAATTTCCATAGTTTGCCTTAAGTCCTTCGTGTCACGTCCTTGATTTCAAGGTAGTCAAAAACAATAATAACGTTAAAACTATTTAACGTATTTGGATTACCCATGTTTAGCGAAATGGGCTGAATTCCGGCTGGCCAGCAGCCATGTAATGTAAATTCTTTTAGCAGAGAGTTGTCGCCCTCGTCACCATTTAAATTTAAGTGCTGAATTTTCCAGTTGTAGGCTTTATAGTCGCTCGCCCGAGTGGCTGAAACGTTTGTATCTTGGTTGTTTATTAGGTCTTGCCATTTCTGGATTTGACCCCAGATGTTGTTATTGCCAAGATCATCCCATACCTGAAATGACCATGTTCCATATTCTTTTTCACCTGGGTAGTGAAATTTTCTTCCAAAATAATCATAGCTGATGGTCTTAGTTACAACGCTCGGAACTGTTGCGGCTCTCACGTGAAAGTCTGTAAAACCACCACCAGTAGGAAAATCTCCGTCAATTCTAAAACGGTTTGAGCGGGTTCCACCGAAGAAATTGTCTTTAAAGTTAATCAGCATGGTTAGGTGGTATTGTAGTTGTCTTCAATCTTGAGATAATCGAAGGTAAGGGTTGCGCTGAAGCCGACATATCCAACTTCACCCATATTAAGATTAATTTCACCTATTACCGATGGCCAACACTTATAAAGGTAAATTGTTTTTATGACATCACCATTTGGACCAAGTTGCTTTACCGACCACGTTGTTTGCAGATTGCTATAAGAATAATTGTCATTGGCCACTTTGTGGGTATAGTGACCGTCCATCAATTCAGACCATTTATGCAAATTTTTCCAAGTGTTGTTTGTATTGTTGTCGTCATAAACACCAATGGACCACGTGCTGTACAGGCGGTCACCCGCAAATGTAATTTGCCGTCCACGATATGGAACACTGATGGTGTTTACCTGGACCGCTGGAAGCGAGGCAGAAACAATTTTAAAATGCGCAAATGCGTCGGTCTCGTTTACGCCAGATGGCCAAGTTGGGGTGACGAGAAATCGGTTGGCCCTTGTCCCGCCATTGAAACCTTCCTTAAAAGCTATAATCGAGTTATTGTTTGCCATTATTGTGTGAGGAGAATATTGACTACAAACGAATCAATGCTTAGAATTGGCTTAATCGTCACATCGATGGCAAGTGCAGATGTGTTGTCCGTATTATTCGATGCGTCGCAGACGATTTGTGTCTGGGTTGTATCGATGTATGGGGTGAACGGATCCAGTGCGGTTTGCACCTCTGCTGTAACTTGAGCTCTTGTTGTTGCGTTGTTGATGGCAAACAAGTATTTTAGACCAATTTGAGTAACGACTTTTGTCAAATCAGACTTCAGCTTGGCTGGACCAACCCGTTCATCTGAAGTTATTGCTGATGTACTTAAAGTTGCACCCGCAACATCCGATCCCAAGAATTTTGGGTCATAATTTACAAAGAAGTTAACTCGGTTAGTTCTGAGTGTTGTTTTTAGCGCAGAATTCCAATCAATTGCGTTATCTATATTTCCGTTAAGCGCAACTGCTCTGTCGAGTCCAGCAACACTTAGGTAAAGCTCATTTCGATTCTTTGTGCGCGCAAAGAAACCACCGACATCCGAAACTGCCGGAAGTTGATAAGTAATTTTGCTATTAGCATAAAGAGATGATGTATCTTGATCGGTAACGGTTTTTACACCATATACGTTAAAAATTCGGTTTGCCACGGTTGCACCGGTGACAAGACTTGCACTTCCAAACAGAGTTGCATAGTCTGCCATGGTAGTACCCGCACCGGTCAGCCCGTTAGAATCGGCTACAGTCGGGAAGATTCCGAGAACATAATTTTGATTTACAAGCCACTGACACAGTCCGCTGGTAGCCTGCTGTCCAATAACCACATCAAAATAATTGTCAGAATCTGTTATATATTGTTGAAGACCTGTGGTAGAACCGGCAACAATAAGAGTACCGCCGTAAGCAAGATAATGAATCCCAAACAAGAAATCTTTGCCTGGAGCCAAAGCACTTAGTTGGACAACATTTTGCACTGTTCCTGCAGTTTGAAACAAAGCGTATGTTCCACCACTGTTTGGAGCGGTAATCAGGCAAGCAGTTACACCAGAAAGTTTGTTTAGATCACCTACAAACTCCTGTGGTGTGGTATAGACGATATATCTATCCCCTGTAGGTCCCTTTGCGGGGCTATAAAAGTTGTTTCTAGCATA